ACTGGGGCAGACGGTGGGCCGTTAGAGATTAAAACGATTGAGCGCGTCATTCTGAAGCCGAATGAGTAAGCTACAACTCCAGACCCCAGCCTGGGCCGTCCCGCTACTTGATCCCGCTCGATACAAGGGCGCTCACGGTGGCCGAGGCTCGGGCAAGTCGCATTTCTTCGCAGAGATGCTGATTGAGTCACACCTACTTGATCAGAAACGTCGAAGCGTGTGCGTTCGTGAGGTTCAGAAGTCGCTCGCTCAGTCGGTCAAGCGCCTGTTAGAGCTGAAAATAGAGCAGATGAATGCGGGCGCTTACTTCGAGGTGCAGGAGGCTTGCATCAAGTCAAAGAAAGGCGACGGGCTCATCATCTTCCAGGGGATGCAGAATCACACGGCTGACTCGATCAAATCGCTTGAAGGATACGACTGCGCCTGGGTCGAGGAGGCACAGAGCCTGTCGCAGCGAAGCTTGGATCTACTCCGCCCAACGATCCGCAAGCCTGGCTCTGAACTCTGGTTCACCTGGAACCCGTCACAAGCTACAGACCCGGTTGATTCATTGTTGAGGGGAGACAATCCTCCACCCAGCGCCAAGGTCATTGAGGTCAACTACTCAGACAATCCTTGGTTCCCAGACGTACTGCGGGCCGAGATGGAGTACGACAGAGGCCGCGACCCTGATAAATATGCTCACGTTTGGCGTGGCGGATACGTTCAGAACAGCAGCTCGCGCGTGTTCAAAAACTGGCGGATTGAAGACTTTGAGGCTTCCGCGGATGCGATTCACCGACTCGGCGCTGACTGGGGATTTGCCACCGATCCGACCGTCCTGGTTCGCTGCCATATCGTAGGCCGCACGCTCTACATTGACCATGAAGCCTACCAAGTCGGGTGCGAGATCGTAGATACACCGAGCCTATTTCATACAGTGCCAGACTCAGAACGCTGGCCGATGGTTGCTGACTCATCGAGGCCCGAGACGATTAGCCATCTCCGCAAGAACGGGTTCCCGAAGATCATGCCTGCAGTCAAAGGAGCTAAGTCGGTCGAGGAGGGTATCGAGTGGCTTAAATCCTATGACATCGTTGTGCACCCTCGGTGCACCCACACAATCGACGAGCTGACGTTTTACAGCTTCAAAACAGATCCGCTAACCGGGAAGGTTCTGCCAATCCTGCAGGATAAAAAGAATCACGTTATCGACGCGCTGCGTTACGCTTGTGAGGGGGTGCGACGGGCTGCGGTTGTGCAGAGGCCAACTAATTTCGTGCCTATCCCGAGCATGAACAAATGGTAAACTTGCTAAAAGGGGCGATTTATGGCACGCATTTCTAAAGAGCAGCGACTCGCTGACATCCATCAGCGGGCTCTCAGGCAGTTTAATGATATTCAATCGGCGCTGCGTGATGAGCGGCTGCAATGCCTGCAGGATCGGCGTTTCTATTCGCTGGCCGGTGCTCAGTGGGAAGGGCCGCTCCAGGATATTTACGAGAACAAACCTAAGTTCGAGGTGAACAAAGTTCACCTGGCTGTTATTCGTATCATCAACGAGTATCGGAACAATCGGATTACTGTTGATTACGTCAGCAAAGACGACCAGGAGCAGAGCCTAGCCGATGTCTGCGACGGACTGTTCAGAGCTGATGAGAAAGACTCTGTGGCCGAGGAGGCATACGACAATGCATTCGAGGAAGCTGTTGCTGGTGGCTTCGGTGCCTGGCGCCTTCGCACTGTGTACGAGGACGAATCGGATGAGGATAACGAGCGTCAGCGGATCAAGATAGAACCTATCTTTGATGCTGATAGCTCGGTGTTCTTCGACCTGAATGCAAAGCGCCAAGACAAGGCTGATGCAAAGCACTGCTACGTCATTACCTCGATGACCCGAGAGGCTTATAAAGATACGTGGGGCGATGACCCGAGCGACTGGCCGAAGATCATTCACCAATTCGAGTTCGACTGGTGTACGCCAGACGTTGTTTATGTGGCTGAATATTACGAGGTCGAAGAAGTATCCGAGACCCTGCGGATCTTCCAATCTATTGATGGCACTGAAGAAAAGTACCGTGAAGCAGATTTTGAGAACGATCCAGAGCTAGAAAACACCCTGGCCGCAATCGGTACTCGTGAGGTTAGGCAGCGCAAGATCAAGCGCAAGAAGGTACATAAGTACATCATGAGCGGTGGACGAGTGCTTGAGGACGCTGGATACATCGCGGGCAATTGCATCCCGATCGTGCCCGTGTATGGCAAGCGCTGGTTCGTGGATAACATCGAGCGATGCATGGGTCACGTTAGGCTGGCCAAGGATGCCCAGCGGCTCAAAAACATGCAGCTCTCAAAGCTTGGCGAGATCAGCGCGCTGTCGAGCGTTGAAAAGCCGATCATGACCCCGGAACAGGTCGCAGGCCATCAAATGATGTGGGCCGAGGATAACCTCAAAGATTATCCTTACCTGCTGGTGAATCCGATCACGGGTCCAGATGGTTCCCAACAGATCGGCGGGCCTGTTGCATACACGAAGCCTCCACAAGTTCCTCCTGCCATGGCCGCGCTGCTACAGATTACCGAGCAGGATATGCAGGAGATCCTAGGCAATCAGGCTGGTGCAGATAAAGTCGTCTCTAACATCAGCGGCGAAGCCGTTGAGATGATCCAGCAACGTCTGGACATGCAGGCGTATATTTACATGTCAAACTTTGCTAAGGGGCAGCGGCGTAGCGGTGAAATATGGCTCTCGATGGCCAAAGAAATCTACGTCGAGGAAGGCCGTAAGATGAAGATGGTATCTCCTGAAGGCAAAACGTCACAGATCGAGATGATGCGGCCAATTATCGGCGAGACCGGAGAAGTCGAGCTTGAAAACGATTTGACCTCGGCCAATTTCGACGTTGACGTTGATGTTGGCCCGAGCAGTCAGAGCAAACGGGCAGCCATGGTCAAGGCGCTGACCGGGATGCTGGCGATTACGGACGATCCACAGACCAAACAGATCCTGCAATCCATGGCGCTGATGAATATGGAAGGTGAGGGAATCAGCGACATTCGCGAGTATTTCCGCAAACAGATGGTTCGCGCTGGCGTTATCAAGCCAACCGACGAAGAAGCGCAAGAGATGCAGGCCGAGGCCCAAGGTCGTCAAGATCCGAATGCAATCTTCTTGCAAGCCGCAGCAGAAGAGGCAACGGCCAAGGCTGCCAAGGCTAGGGCTGATACCGTCAAGACGATTGCGGACGCCGAATTGTCGCGGGCCAAAACGGCTGAAACAATGGCCAAGGCTGGAATTGCAGAGCAGGATATTGCAATCAACGCGGCTCAGGTATCGCAGCAAAACGTTATTCCTGAACCACAAGGAATGCCTATTGTCAATCCGTTACAATAGGCTCAGAATTATGTAAAGGCATCCACCCGGCCTATTTCGGGTGAGTTTGGGATCAAAAATGAAACAGGCAGACGATACGGAAGACATCCAATCCGAAGAACTTGAGATTGTTGAAGATGTTGCGGAGGAAACCTCAGAAGTTGTTGAGGAGCCTGAGCAAGACAATCAAGAGGCGGAGGACGAGGTTGTTGTTTCGATTGATGGGGAATCGCCACCCCAGGAAGTTGAGCAAACGAAGGCACCTGAATGGGTGCGAGAGCTAAGGAAATCGCATAGAGATTTGCAACGTCAAAACCGTGAGCTGCAATCAAGGCTTGAAAGTTTCCAAAAACCTGAGCAAAAAATCGGTGAACCAGGGCCGAAGCCGAAACTAGAACACTTTGATTACGACGCGGATTTGTACGAGCAAAAGCTTGAGGAATGGCACGAGCAGAAACGTAAATTCGAACTTGAGTCTGAAAAGGTTCGGCAACAACAGGCCGAGCAAGATAAGGTGTGGAAGGATAGGTTAGAAGCCTATTCAAGAAACAAGGCGGAGCTCAAAGTAAAGGATTATGAAGATGCTGAAGCCACTGCTCAAGAGCTCTTTAATGTGACTCAGCAAGGCATCATTGTTCGCGGTGCGAATAATCCTGCTCTGCTTGTTTACGCTCTTGGCAAAAACCCAAAGAAGGCCGCAGAACTTGCAAAACTCAGTGATCCTGTGGAATTTGCTTTCGCGGTTGCACGACTGGAGAAAGATTTGAAAGTAAGCAATCGCAAGTCAGCTCCGGCACCGGAGAAAATCGTTCAGAATTCTGGGCGTGTAGTATCTTCGGCGTCGGTTGATTCAACACTCAATAGGCTACGTGCAGAGGCTGAACGAACTGGTGACTATACAAAGGTCATGGAATATCGTCGGCAGAAGCGCAACTAAATTTAAGGGAATATCATGGCTAATTCATTTTCGAAAGAAGAACGGGTCGCGTTTGAGGACATCCTCGAAGGCTTTCAGGATGCTCTGGTTTTGAGCAAAAACGTCGCTGTGTACCGCACCGATCAAACGATGATGGAGCGTACCAACAACGTTATCTGGCGTCCCCAGCCCTACATTGCCACCTCCTACAGTGGCACCGATATGTCGTCCAATTTCGACGACTTCACCCAATTGTCTGTGCCTGCCACCATCGGTTTTAGCAAGTCTGTCCCCTGGGTCATGACCGCAACCGAATTGCGTGACAGCCTGCAAGAGGGTCGCCTCGGTGATGCTGCCAAGCAAAAGCTGGCTTCTGACA